GGTACAACTCCTGCTAACGCCGGTAAATTGTTTCAAGTCACTAGTCAACGTGATCTTGTCTCACTTTATGGTACACCGTTCTTTTATAGCACTACTGACGGTACTCCAATTCAAGGTTATGAATTGAACGAATACGGTCTACTAGCAGCTTACTCAGCATTGGGTGTAAGCAATCGCGCTTACTGCTTACGTGCAGACATCGACTTAGCAAGCCTAGTAGGTCAAGCAGGTCGCCCAGTAGGCGAACCAGATGACGGTGCTTGGTGGTTAGACACTACATCAACTCAATGGGGTATTTTTGAGTTTGATGCAACAACAGGATTGTTCACACAAATTTCTCCATTAGTCATTACTGATGAAGAAAACGTTGTAGCAAGCGCACCAGCTGGATACTTAGGTTCAGTAGGTGATTATGCTGTGATCGCTATACCAAGTTATGATGTTCCAACAGCAGCCACAGCAAAACAATTCTTCTATAAGAATGAGAACAATACTTGGGTAGTTTTAGGTTCACCAGAATGGGAACAAAGCATACCAACATTGGTTGGCACTAACTCAAATCCAACTTTGACTGCTGGTCATGAATTTAGCATCACAATCGGAGGTGCTCCTGGATTCGGTGGAACTGCTGTAATCGAAGTTCCTGGATTAGGTCAAAATAATGTGACTGGCGTAGCAGCAGCTATCAATGCATTAGGTTGGCAAGAACTAAGTGCTAGCGTAAGCTCATCAGGCAGATTACAAATATTCAGCAGCCAACAACAATATCAAGCAATCGAAATTGCTGCTGTATCAGGTACGGTATTATCTGATCTAGGTATCGCAGCCGGAACTTATCTAGAACCAACTTTGTTCTATGGTACTTCAGCACAACAGCCACTATGGCAAGTAGGTCAGGTCGGTCCGCGCCCAACTGGTTCAGTTTGGATCAAAGTAGGAAGCGCAGGTTCAGGCTTGAACCCAGTAGTCAAACAATATGACGGTGTTGCAGATGCTTGGATCACAAAAAATGTCACATTGGCAATCAATGACGAATCAGCTATCGCTGCTCTTGATTCAACAGGTGGACAAGCAATTCCAGCTGGTACAGTCTATGGACAGTACAATTATAATGGACAATATAATCAAGGTCCAGTATATCTATGGGAAAGAATAGCAGAAGGTCCTACAGTAGTAACAGGTACAAACACTGAACCAAGCTTTGATGCTGGCCCATATACTTTGAGAGTGTACATATCAACACCTAATAGCACTGCGGTCACTGGACCCTACACAGTAACTTTAGCAGATAATACATTTGCTGAAGAGTTTGTTGAAGCATGGCAATTAGCAAACATTCCATATACTACAGCAACTATCGCAACAGATGGTGCTATCGTATTGACACATACTCTAGGCGGTTGTATCGAAATCAGCGATATCGACTCAACAACTGGAATATCAAACGGATTGTTAGCAGAAGCAGGTTTCGTAGCTGGCGTGACAGAAGGCGTCAAGATTGGACGTTTCTATTCAACATCATTTACTGTTCTTCAATCTTCAACATCAGGTGGCGGTTCTAACGCACAGTTTGAGATCAGCAAGGACGGCATGGGTTATGTAGTAGGAGACATCTTAGCTGCAGGTTCAGGCTATGCAGTCGATGACACAATCACTTTTGCAGGCACAAACTTAGGCGGCGCAAGTCCAGAAAACGATTTGGTATTGAAAGTATCAGACGTTGATGGATCAGGCGGTGTAGTGTCAGTAGTGATTGATGAAAACTCAGGCACATCAGTATCTACATATGGTATCGACATCTCAAATTGGGTAGAGTTCGATTATACCGCAAACGAAGGTGCACCAACTGCATTGCCAGCTAACAACACTAACTGGTTCTACAGCGTAACAGATGAAGCTGATATCATGATAAGAACCACAGCAGGTTGGAAGGGTTATCGTAATGTAAACTTTGATGCTAATGGTTTCCCACTACCAACTGGTACTAATACAACTGATCCAAACGGACCAATCGTAAGCGCAAGCATGCCAACTGCTCAATCAGATGGTACAGCACTAGCTTATGGTGATTTATGGATCGACACTAGTGATCTAGAAAACTATCCAATCATCTCACGTTGGCAGATGGTGGATGGTGAAGATCAATGGGTATTGATCGATAACAGTGATCAGACATCAAGTTCAGGTGTTTTATTTGCTGACGCTCGTTGGTCAAGTAATCAAAATACTATCAACCCAGCAAACGATCCTATCCCAACAATCAAATCATTGTTATTGAGTAATAATCTTGATCTTGATGCACCAAGTGCTGTATTATACCCAGTAGGTATGTTGTTGTTCAACACACGCCGTTCAGGTTATAACGTCAAGCAGTGGAGAAATAACTACTTCAACTCATTGAGTTTCCCTGATGAGACTATCCCAACTATCCGTAGTACATGGGTAAGTGTAAGTGGCTTACAGTCAAATGGTAGTCCTTACATGGGTCGCAAGGCTCAAAGAGCGATGGTCGTTGAAGCAATGCGTTCAGTGGTAGATACAAACACAGCAATACGTGATGAAGATAACTTCTTCAACTTGATGGCTGCTCCAAACTACCCAGAACTACAGCCTAACATGGTTGTATTGAATAGTGATCGTGGTGAGACAGCTTACATCTTAGGTGATACTCCAATGGGATTACCAGAAGATGCAACAGCAATTCAAGCATGGGCAACTAACGCTGCTGGTGCAACAAGCACAGGTGAAGCAGGTTGCGTAACACGTAACACTTATCTTGGATTGTTCTACCCAAGCGGTATCGCACTAGACTTGAGTGGTAATGAAGTCGCTGTTCCAGCATCACACATGATGCTACGCACATTCTTGCGCAATGACCAAGTTGCTTATCCTTGGTTAGCGGCTGCAGGTACTCGTCGTGGTATCATCGACAATGCATTGAACATCGGTTACCTAGATCGTGAGACAGGTGAGTTCATCACAACTAAGACACGTATCGGTATCCGCGATGTTCTATACATCAACTTCATCAACCCACTAGTGTTCTTCACTGGTAACGGCTTGTTGAACTATGGTAACAAGACATCATTCAATAGTCAGAGCGCATTGGATCGTACAAACGTAGCAAGACTAGTTGCGTACATCCGTCGTCAATTGACTATCGCAGGTCGTCCATTCGTATTCGAACCAAACGATGCGTTGACTCGTCAACAGATCGCTGGTGTGATCGAATCATTGATGGTTGATCTTGTAGCAAAACGAGGACTCTATGACTACTTGGTAGTCTGTGACGAATCAAACAACACTCCTGCTAGAATAGATCGCAATGAATTGTGGGTCGATGTCGCAGTTGAGCCTGTCAAGGCTGCTGAATTCATCTACATCCCAGTTCGTATCTTGAACACAGGTGAGTTGTCAGGAGCGTAATAAAAGATAAATGAGAGCCTCGCGAGGGGCTCTCAATTATAGAATAAATAAAGTATATTAGGAGATTTTACAAATGGCAACAGCCTCACAATCATTGTTTAACATGACAGTCGCCGGTGACAACGCAGGTGGTAACCAGGGCTTGTTGATGCCTAAACTACAGTATCGTTTCAGAGTGAATTTTTTGAACTTTGGAGTTGATTCTGCTGGTGGTCTAGCACTTACTAAACAGGTATCGGAAGTCACACGTCCAAACGTCACATTTGCTGACGTTAATATTCCTGTTTATAACTCAACAATCAAATTAGCAGGTAAATATAGCTGGAACGATATTACTTGCAAATTGCGTGACGATGCATCAGGTACTGTTTCAAGAGCAGTAGGTCAACAGTTGCAGAAGCAATTAGATTTCGTAGAACAGGCTTCAGCAGCAACTGGTCAAGATTATAAGTTCCAGACTAACATCGAAATATTAGATGGTGGTAACGGAACTAGTGCTCCAGTCGTGTTAGAAACATGGGAACTATATGGTTGCTTCTTACAAGGTGTCAACTATGACACACTGAACTATAGTGCTTCAGAGCCAGTCACTATATCTTTGACAATTCGCTACGATAACGCTATCCAATCACCACTTGCTTCAGGCGTTGGTGCAAGCGTAGGACGTATCTTAGCAGGCGATAGCGCAACTGGTATTGGCGCCTAATAGGTAATCCTTCATGGGATTAGGTAACTGGGGCGAGGAGCTACAAAACGCTGCTGGAGCATTCTTCGGCAGCGAATACCTTAGAGATTACCGACACGCAAGTAAAATCTTTAGGAGCAATAGTTATGCTAATGCTCCTAAATTCAAATTTCTATTTCATACATATTT